CCCTAATAATGCACCATCCGCCTCTCTCCCTCTCCGCCTCCGCCAGCCAGAATCCGCCGAGCCAAAAGTTATCAACAGGTTATCCACAGATTGGAGGGCAAGTTATCCACATATCCACAGTCTGGTTGCAGTTTGCATCTCAGAATGCGCCAATCAGTAATACTTTCTATGATTTTGAGTTAACATAATGGACATTGTATAAAATGGATTTTGTCAGCCGTTTGTAAGCATCTAGAAAAACACTAGCAAAATCAACAACTTACAGATGTTATCCACACTGTCCACAGTTGCCTGTGGATAACTCGAATCTGGCAATTTGCCTGTGGATAACTTTTCGATGGGGGGGAGGGGGTGGTCGGCGGCGGTCAAAGTTGTGGGTACATCCTCTGTACCGAAAAAGCTAAATTAGGAAAAGGGGCAACATCCCCACTATCCCGCTACGAAAAAAAGAGTGTTGGCGCAGGGAGTTCCGAATTATTAACTAGATAACCTTAAGGGAAATCATTCGGGTACTATGCGCCAACGCTGATAAATTTACCATATCGGCTACCAATTTGCTATAGTACTAACCTATCACGCCCACAACGCACAAGGATAATCGTGAAGATAGAACAGATTGATGGCATCCAAGACGAGCCACAGGCGCAGCTAGAGAAGAAGAAAGCTGGCAGACCGAAAGGTATTTATGGCTTAAAGCGTCAGATACAGGAGTACGCAAGGAATCCTGAGCTTGCGTTGCCCAAGACTGACAGCCAGAGAATCAAGGACTTGAGGGATATGCTTATCAGGTCGAGTGGTAAGGATGTTGTGGAGAAGATGATTAGCATTGCGTTGAACGACAACCATCCCGCACAGATGGCGGCTATCAAGATGTGCGTTGACAGGACGTTGCCAGTGTCAATGTTTGACAAGGATAAAGGCCAGAGGAGTGCGGTAAACATCACGATCACTGGCATAGGCGCACCTACAGTAGAGGCAACTACGATTGAGCCAGAGCCAGATGACATACAGGACGTAGAGGCTAAGAATGGCTGATCTGAACTTTGCGCTGTTGCCTTGGCAACAGGAGGTCTACACCGACAAGACGAGGTTCAAGGTTGTGGTTGCGGGTAGACGGTGCGGTAAGTCTAGGTTAGCTGTAACTACACTCTTAATAGAGGGGTTGAGTTGTCCCGCTGGTAGTGCGGTGCTGTATGTTGCGCCTACTCAGGGACAGGCTCGTCAGATCATTTGGGATGTACTGCTGGATATTGGCAGGGACATCATTCAGTCTAGCCATGTAAACAACATGGAAGTCACGTTGATTAACGGGGCAAAGATTTACATTCGAGGCTCAGACAGACCCGACACCTTGCGGGGTGTATCCTTGACTTACGCGGTACTTGACGAGGTTGCTGACATTAAGCCTGAGACTTGGGAGCAGGTTATTCGTGCGTCATTGAGTGATAAAAAGGGTAGGTGCATGTTTATCGGTACTCCCAAGGGTAGAAATTGGTTCTACGACCTGTACAACTTAGGGCAAGAGGAGAGCGATCCCGATTGGAAGTCATGGCACTTCACTACCAAAGACAACCCTTTGATTGACCCTACTGAAATCGAGAGTGCAAAGAAAACCCTATCTAGCTTTGCTTTCAAGCAAGAGTATATGGCGAGTTTTGATAATGCTGGCAGCGATGTTTTTAAAGAAGAATGGATAAAGTATGGGGAAATCCCTGATCAGGGTTCTTACTTCATAGCGGTTGACTTAGCGGGGTTTGAGGAGGTGGCAAAGCAAGCTGCCAACTCTAAGAAGAGGCTAGACCAGAGTGCCATTGCGGTGGTGAAGGTGACTGATGATGGCAAGTGGTATGTTGAGAAGATTGAGTATGGTCGGTGGGACATTAGGACTACGGCTGCTAACATCCTGATGGCGATCAGGGACTACAAGCCTTTATCCATCGGGATTGAGCGTGGGGCGTTAAAGAATGCGGTACTTCCCTATTTGAGTGATTTAATGCGAAAATCCAACATATATGCTCATATTGTGGATTTGACGCATGGGAACAGGAAGAAGTCAGACCGCATCATTTGGGCATTGCAAGGACGCTTTGAGCATGGCAGAATAGTGCTTAATAAGGAAGAGGATTGGTCTGAGTTTGTTGACCAGTTGCTTATGTACCCAAGTCAGGGGGTGCATGATGATCTTCCTGATGCGTTAAGTTATATAGATCAGTTGTCTATAACCTCATACTTTGAGGCAGATGATGAAGACGAGTGGACACCCGTGGACATTATTTCTGGAGTATAGATGGCTGTTGAAGACTCATTAGACATATTTGGTAGTGACCCCTTTGGGCGTGACTACCTGTATGGGCTATCTACTGGTCGAGAGAGATTGGGTCTTCAGCCGCCCCCACAAGGTTTGCAGTTTGACACCAGACCCTATGACCAGATGCAAGCAACTCAAAGAGGGTTCACCTCTGGCTTGTTCTCTGATGTTTTTGGTCGCACTCTGAATATGCCATCAATACCTAAAACGGGTATCCCTGCAATAGATTTGCTTTCCCCTAATATGAATTTGCTGAACAGGTTGTCTTTTGGTGACCCACAAAAGACTGCTGAACGTATTTCTTATGGTGAGCCACTGTCTACAGGGTCTGGCATGACGTTGCGTCCTAAAGATGAAACTGTTGGTGCTGCATTAACTGTTGCGCCATTTATTGGTAATGCGGCAAGATTTGGTGCAAGAACTGTTCGTGCTGGCGCAAGGATGGTAGGTCAGGGAATGGCTGAGAATGTAGTGATGGGAAGACCCAATCTGCCTAGTATGTTTGCTGAACCAAGATCATCATTGTTTGCGGTTGAGCCTAGTCCAAGCATGGCGGCGGCTGATGAGTCATCTGCAATGCGTCAGCAGTTAACTGGCAAGATGCAAGCATTGCTGGCGCAAAAGAAGGTAGCAACCTCTGCTGTAGAGGTTGGCGCCATCAACCAGCAGATTGGTGAGTTGCAAGCACAGTTCAAGTCTTTGCCGGCGGTGGGCAGGGTTGCTAGAGAAGTTGTTGCGCCTCAGATTACAGCACCAGTGTCTGATCTAGGGTTCTACTCAGCGGCTGAACAAGCGGCAATGAACTTGGAAAGAAGCAAGGGTACAGGTCAGTCATTCCTTAATGATCTGATGAATGCGCCTGATGTTAAGAAAGATGAATTGTCTTGGATTGGGTTGGATGACTTCCTGAAAGACAAACCTAATGTCACCAAGCAAGAGGTGCAAGACTTCATTGCAAGCAATAAGATTGATTTGCAAGAGGTTCAGTTATCTGGAAAAGGTGAAAAGTCAGCAGTATTTACAGAATTTAATCCTGATAAAAATAAATTTATTGTTTACGGTAATGATTTAACTATACATGGTTCATTTAATACCAATCAAGAAGCTATTGATTTTTCAAGAAAATACAACTCAAAAATTCCATACGCACCAAGCAAGTACGATAAATACCAACTTGCTGGTGGTGAGAACTATCGTGAGATTTTGTTGAAGATGCCAGAAAACATGAGTGAGTACAACAAGTACACTGAATCACTCAGGGCAAAGTATGGTCAAGGTGGTTTTGCAAATCTTCCATTAACTGATATTGAACGAGCAAGACTTGAAAAGTTTTATGCTAATGAGGATGTAAGCCCATATAAACACTCCCATTGGGGCGATGAACCCAACATCCTTGCCCACATACGGGTTAATGACCGCATCGATGCTGACGGCAAGAAGATGCTACTGGTTGAGGAGTTGCAATCTGATTGGCATCAGGCGGGGCGGGAAAAGGGGTATGAAACTCCAGAATTAAAAAGTGCATTAAAAGAATATGAGAGTTTGGTAATAAAAAATGCAAATGGACAAAAACTAACACCAGATGAAATGTCAAGAGTTCAAGAATTAAGACCGATAGTTTCCGGTAAATCTGGCGGCGTACCAGACGCACCATTTAAAGACACTTGGTATCAACTCTCCTTAAAACGGATATTGAAGTATGCCGCTGACAATGGGTATGAGAGGGTGGGGTTGACTACTGGTAAGCAACAGGTAGATAGGTTCTCCAATGAACTGCGTCAGAATGTGGATGAGATTAACTTTAACCCTATTGGCACACAAAACGAAATTATTGTTAATGCAAAAAAGAATGGGCAAAATACATTTTCAGGGACTGTAAAAGACGGTAAGTTTATTGATGGTCAAGCCCAAGGTAAAACGGTAGAAGAAGTCTTGGGTAAGTCAATGGCAAAACAGATTGCCGAAAAGAAAGACGGTGTTATCAAAGGCGACAACCTCACCGTTGGCGGCGAGGGAATGAAGGCTTACTACGATGAGATTTACCCCAAGTTCTTAGAGAAATATGGCAAGAAGTGGGATGCTAGCGTTGGTGAGACAAGAATTGAGACAAAAAAATCAACAACCGAAAAAGCTGGAGTAAATTACTATAAAACTCCAAGCCAGACTGAACCCATCCGCTACATTGACATTACACCTAAAATGAAAGAGGGCGTTAAAAAAGGTCAACCATTGGCGGCTGCGGAGCAAACACCTGAGATGCTTGCCTCTAGCGGTCTTGACTATGCTGACCCTTTTAAGAATCCACTGTTAGAAAGCACAATCGGATAACACTATGGCAACAGATAAACAAGTCAAACTTGAACAAAATGAATTTTATGAGCCTACTGAGGCTGATAAAGAACTGACCGATTTTGTTACTAGCCACTGCGACAAGTGGCGTGACTACAGAGACACCAACTTTCTCCCTGATTGGCTGGAATACGAGCGTATCTTCCGTGGTCAATGGGCATCTGAAGACAAAACCCGTGAGTCAGAGCGCAGCCGTATCGTAACTCCTGCTACTCAACAAGCAGTTGAGACTCGTCACGCTGAGATCATGGAAGCCATCTTTGGTCAAGGCGACTTCTTTGACATTGAAGACAATATCCAAGATGTAAACGGCAATCCTATTGATGTTGAAATAATTAAGGCTCAACTCACTGAGGATTTCAAGAAAGACAAAATCAGAAAAGCTATCGACCAGATCGAATTGATGGCTGAAATCTATGGCACAGGCATTGGCGAGATTGTTGTCAAGACTGAAACTGAGTATATTCCCTCGACTCGACCTATTCCTAATCAACAGGGTCAGGCAGCTATTGGCGTAATGGAGCGAGACAGAATTTCTGTCAAGATCATGCCTGTTAACCCCAAGAACTTCTTGTTTGACCCTAACGGCACAAGCATTGATGACTGTATGGGCGTGGCTATTGAAAAATACGTTTCAATTCATAAGGTTGTGCAAGGTATTGAGCGTGGAATCTACCGTAAGGTAGACATTGGTACTGCCAGTGAAGATACTGACCTTGAGCCTACCCAAGAAGTAAGCCAATATCAGGATGAGAAGGTTCTTTTGTTGACTTACTACGGGTTAGTTCCCCGTGAGTATCTGAACAACATGGCAGAAAACAAAGACATCGTAGAGTTGTTCCCTGAAAACTCAGCAGCAGAAGACTACACCGACATGGTTGAGGCCATTGTTGTGATTGCCAATGATGGAATGCTCTTAAAGGCTGAAGAAAATCCATACATGATGAAAGACAGGCCAGTTCTGTCTTACCAAGACGATACTGTGCCAAATCGTTTGCTTGGTCGTGGTACGGTGGAAAAAGCATTCAATATGCAAAAGGCCATTGATGCTCAGACCCGCAGCCACTTAGATTCACTGGCATTAAGCACTAGCCCCATGATGGCAATGGATGCAACACGATTGCCCCGTGGTATGAAGTTTGAGGTAAAGCCTGGAAAAGCTATTCTGGTCAATGGTTCTCCCAGCGAGATTCTCTTTCCATTCAAGTTTGGACAGACTGATCCAAACAACCTTGCAACTGCCAAAGACTTTGAGCGAATGTTGCTACAAGCTACAGGGACTCTAGACTCTAACGGCATGATTAGCCAAGCTAGTCGTGATGGCGGCGGTATGTCGATGGCGGTTGCCTCCATCATCAAGAAATACAAGCGCACCTTGGTGAATTTCCAAGAAGATTTCCTGATTCCATTCATTAAGAAGGCTGCTTTCAGGTTCATGCAGTTTGATCCAGAGCGTTATCCCTCTGTAGACATGAATTTCTTGCCTACTGCAACCCTTGGCATCATTGCACGAGAGTACGAACAGCAGCAATTTATTGGTTTGTTGCAGACTTTGGGTGCAAATACTCCTGTTTTGCCTATTTTGCTCAAAGGTATTGTTGGAAACAGCAGTTTGTCTAACAGAATGGAATTGATGGCTAAGTTAGATGAGATGATGCAGCCTGATCCACAAGCACAACAGATGCAACAAGTGCAACAACAGTTGGCTATGCAAGCGGCACAGGCAAATATTGCGGTTCAGACTACTCAAGCAGAACAAAACAGGGCTGAAGCACAGAAATTGTCGGTTGAAGCGCAGTTAATGCCTCAAGAAGTTCAAGCTAAGATGAGTGCAAGCCTGACTAAGAATCTTCCTAACCAAGATGATTTGGCTTCTAAGGAGTTTGACAAGCGGGTCAAGATTGCTGAGTTGATGTTGAAAGAGTCTGACATTAAAAACAAATCTAAGATTGTCGAGTTACAGATGGCTGACAAAATAAATGCTCAGTCTCAGGTAAAACAAGACTTTCTTGAAAAACTGACTAATGGGCTGAAGAATGGCTAACATCAGGGAACTAATCCAAAGCATTGAGGCGAATGACTCATCTTTCGATGAGAAGTTAGACGCTATCAATAAGATGGAAGAAACCTTGGTGGCTATGCGCCAGCAAGAAGAACAAGCTGTCCAAGACAATGTTGACTTGATTGTTGAAGCCATCAAAGTAATGGAAAACAAAGTCACTGCACAACTAGAAGTTGCCAAATCTATAGTCCCTGAAAAGGGTGATAAAGGCGACAAGGGTGATAGCGGCTTAGATGGTCGCACGGGCGTAGATGGTAAGAATGGGTTAAATGGTCGGGATGGTAAAAACGGGATAGATGGCAAGGATGGTGTATCTGTCACTGATGCCAAGATTGACTTTGATGGCTCTTTGGTCATTACTTTGTCAACAGGGCAAGAGATCAATGTTGGTGAAGTAGTTGCGCCTGACTTAGCAGAGAAGTTCAAAGTTATCAGCACCATGTCTACCAATGGGGCTGTTGGCATCAAAGATGAAGGTACAAGCATCACAATTG